GCGCCGATCCTCCATCGAAAACATGCGGACTCCAATCCGGACGCCCAAGCGTCCAACTTTCCGTCCGCATCCCCCAAACAGTTGAAAAACGCCGAAAACAACATGTCCGTCATGCAGACAGACAGTATCCGAGACAATTACAACAAGCTCTCCGACCAGGTCAGCAAAGCCAAGGAACAGGTCAGCAAAACCAATGAGGAAGTCGCCAAGGCGGGAGCCAGCGGAGACACGGCCGCCGAAGGCACCAACAACTACGCCGACAGCACCGACAATGCCACCACAGGCACCAAAGACCTCTCCGACGCCATTGACGATCTGGTGAAAGGCTTCCTCAACCTGCCGGGAGTGCAGTTGTCCGCGGATCAGGCCGTCACCCAATTCAATCAGGGCATACTCGACCTTAACGAGAGCATCGCGAAGAACGGCCGAGTGCTCGATGACAACGGCAACGCTCTGGCGGGCTATGAGTCTCAGGCGTATGACAGCCAGTCCGCTCTGCAGGGGCTCGCGTCCACCGCGCAGAGCACGGCGCAGAAGATCATCGAGGAGGGTCAGGCCCATGGCGATGCCGCTGCTGCTACCCAGCAGGCGGGCGACATCCTCGAACGGGCACGTCAGGCGTACATCGACAACGCGACCGCAGCCGGCATGAGCGCCGACGCGGCCGCAGCTCAGGCAGACCGTTACGGTTTGGCCCGCAGCGAGGCCGACAATCTGCGTCAGAGCATCGAATCCATGAACAGCGAGGCCGCTAACCCTGTCGACGTGAGGATTACGATCACGGACGAGGCCAGCGACGTGCTGGACAAGGTGAAGGTCAAGGCCGAGAAAATCGACGACAAGACCGTGCGATTGACCGGTGACGACAAAGACCTCATGGACAAGATCACCGAAGCCACAGGCGCTCAGATCGACCCCAAAACCGGCTATCTGGACTTGGACAAGAGTCAGTTCGATATAGCCGATGGCTTTGGCGGCCGGAGCCACCATCGATGACAAGACCGGTATCCTCAAGGGCAACAATGATCCACTGTTCAACAAGATGGCCGAGGCCAACGGTTGGCAGATAGACCCGAAAACCGGCTACATCTACGGCGAGAACGATCAGGCTTTGCAAGCGATCCGCGATGTGAACAACGAACCCTTGGAAACCCCGAGGGAGGTCACGGTCACCACGAACATCGTCCGCAACTTCATTGATAACTATATGAAAAACGACGTGCCGGATGACAGCGTGGGCGTTCGCCCGCCCTCCAAGACCGGCGGCCTGTTCACCGGTTATGGGGTTTCGATGCGCGGCTACGCCACTGGCGGCCGCGTCATCGAGGGCCTCCTGCCAGGCAAGGCCACCACTACGGGCGGCGACAACATCACGTTGGCGAACGCGCGAGTCAAGAGCGGCGAATTCGTGTCCAATGTGAAATCCGTCGCATATTATGGCGCCGACACATACGCGGCCATGAACCGCCGGCAGATACCCAAGGAATCGTTCTCCGGCCGGGATATCGACGTGAGCGGCGTCATCGAGGAGATACGTTCCTTCCGCGAGCAGATCGGCCCAATCATCAGCGCGTATGCCCCGCAACTCGGCAAACGCGACTTACAGCGGCTCACCAAGGAGGCTTTGCGCACATGATGCACACGCTCACCTACACGTCAAACCGCGCCGGAACCGTGATTGATCTCGCCGACCCGGAGGGAATCATGTGCGGACAGATCCTGGAGCTACGCACCCGCACGTGGGAGTTCGAGCTCGGCTACCGGTCATTGCAGGCCACGCGGCCCGCGAAGACCGTCAAGGTCACCGGGCTCGTCTACGGTATCCCGGCGCTCGAAAAGGCCGAGGAACTGTTCGACGCGGACATGTACGCCTACCTCAACGATGCCGCGAAACCCGGCGTCATCACGGTGGACGGATGGTCACAGACCTGCCTCGTGGTCGGCCACGAACCTGACTACACGTCACCCCTGCTCGTGCGCGGCGATTTCACGGTCGCCTTACTTGACGGGGTGTGGCACAAACCGGTCAGGCAGAGCTTCAGCCGGTCGACGGCCCGCTACAACAGAGGCAAGGACTATCCCTACGACTATCGCTACGATTACGCGCCGACCCGCAACGTCAGCAGCATCGACAACCAATCCGCCCTGCCCTCGCGGATGAGGCTCACCATTTACGGGCCGGTCTCTACGCCGAGCATCATCATCGGCGGCAACAAGGTGATAGCCGACGTGAGCGTCCCATCCGGCGGCTACCTCATCATCGACGGCACCGGCTCACCACGCACGGCCGTGATGGTCGCCGCCAACGGCGACATCACCAACGTGTTCGACAAAACGCATCGCGACCAGGCCTCCAACGAATACGCGTTCGCCACCCTCCCGCCGGGACTGCAGCAGGTCTCATGGGATGAATCGTTCGGGTTCGACGTGGAGTACTGGTTGGAGCAGACGGGACTGCCATGGACCTGATCTGGACCAATACCGCTCACGTGCCGCAGGGCGAACTCGTCTCCCCCGCACTCGACCTGCAGTACGGCGACGAGCAGAATGATTTCGAACTCACTCACTCCACCCCCGGACTGCTGCTCTCCGACGGCTGCTACATCGGGGCGGAAGGCACCGAGTTCGGAGGCCGCGTCGACGCGGTGCGTATCACTGTGGATGACGGGCATGCCCTGTATACGCTCACCGGCCGCACATGGCACGGTTTGCTTGCGGGCAAGATCCTCCAACCCGACTCCGGCGCCGACCGGCTCACGGTCTCCGGCGACGCCAACAACATCATCCGCACGATAATCAGCCGGATCGGACTGTCCACGGTGTTCGACGTGCCCTCGGAAACGAGCGGCATCACCCTCAGCAACTATTCGTTCCGCCGGTACATTACCGCGTGGGACGGGTTGCGCATGATGCTCACCGCGCAGGGAGCCAGACTCGACCTGACCTACACCGCTGGACGCTGCCGGATTCGCGCGGTCGCCGCCGACACGTACGGCGACGCGGACAGCGACCAGCGCATCAGTTTCGAGGCGCAACGCATCTGGACCCAAGTCAACCACCTCACGGGCCTGGGCAAAGGCCAGCTGCGCAACAGGGCGCGCAGCGACTGGTATGCGGATGCGTCCGGCAACATCTCCCAGACCCAGACTCTGACCGGCGACCGGGAGATAGCTCAGATCTACGAGCTCACATCCTCCGAAGGCGCCGAATTGTCCGACCAGACCAGGGACAAGCTCAAGGACATGTGGAAACAGGGCACCGTCGATTTGACGATCCCCGAGAACCTTGGCCTGCATATCGACGACCATGTGCGCGCCTACGATGCGCTGACCGGCGTCAGCGTGGACAGCCCCATCGTGCGCATCACCGTCAAACTCGCCAACGGCACACCAACCATCCGATACGAAGCCGGCCAATACAGTTGGCCCGATGAACAAGACTAAAGGAGCATCATGCCGAAACAGCCCAACATCACCCTCTACTCCTGTGATCGGCCTTCGTGCGTCAACAAAGAATACGTGTTGCCCAACGCGACGGCCAGCCCCAACTGGCACGAGGTCACGCGCGTCGACCGCAACGGCAACCAGAGGAAAATCCTTTTTTGCGAATCCGACTACCAGCAGTACCTACAGTTGGCCGAAAATCAGGACAAGGATTATGACCTCTGGCTCAACAAGTCCCTCAACGCGGAAGGTAAGTGATCATGGCAACAAATCTGCTTGTAACCGGCTCGCACGGCGGCGACGACCCGCACGTGGAATCGAAGCATGACGCGCTCATGCACGCCGCCATGCTCGGCCGAAGCGGATACATTTTGAAAACCCGGAATTGGACGATGAAACCGACGGCGAAGGATGCGAACAACATCACCATCCCAGCATGGGACCTCGTGGTCGAGGGCCGGCAGATCTACATCGCCGCACCGACCGACGTGAACATCCAATCCGGCTCGCAAGGGCAAAAACGACGCGATCTCATCGTGGCCCGGTACGCGTTGAACTCAGGCACCGGCGTGGAGACGGTCACCCTCGAAGCCATCAAGGGCAAGCCCAGCGCGGCCACGCCCGCGGATCCGGGCATCGAGACCGGCAGCATCATCGGCGGGGCCATCGTCTCCGACCTGCCCCTCTGCCGCGTCAACCTCGACGGCATCACCATCACATCGATTGACACACTGGTCAATGTTATGCAGCCCTTGGAGGATGTGTGGGATTCTCTAACCCCTGTCACGGGCCAAGTCAGGATGCCGTATTCCGACAGGTATATCACTCTGGTTCGTGTCGGCCGTATTGTCACCGCCTGCGCGTATATCACGCTGACAAGCAATTTCAATCAGACCGGCAACACATCCGTCAACGAGACAATCCCGAAGGGTTTCAGACCGTCCGGCGATTCCCGCGCGGTCATGCGCGGCACCGACAACAGCGGCGCGACCAGTTTCTACCTTTACGGCACGCCGGAGGGGAAAATGGTGTTGAACGGCACCGGAGATACCGGCCGATTCGTCGGTATATCCGGCTGTTGGATTACCGCGTAGCTTTCTCTAACCCAGCGTTCTACGACGTGGCGAGTACCTTACAGCAGCGACAGCATTTTGCTTACGCGCATCGGTGATATCTGTTTCATGGGTGGCAACGTAAAATTCAACAGTAGCGGGCGGAACAATTACACGAAGGCTCAGGAGAAGCTCCCCGAAGGGTATCGACCCGTCACCGTCAATACGCCCGTGGCCGTTTTCGGTGGTGAAACGACATTCATCTGTTACGGCGAGGCCAATGGCACCGTCACGATGCTTGGCAATCCGAACAGCGCGTACGCGGGATGCACCGGCGTATGGAGGACCGCCGACCCGATGCCCGCCGCATAGCTTCGGGACACTGGCTCAGGCGGTTGCACTGTCTTGCAGTGACCCCACGGGTCATAGCGCGTATGAGACGGTCATGCCGAACGCGTTCGTGCCCTGCGTGCCGCCCTGATTGGCGTAGGTCATGGTTCCGTTCGCGTTTACGTTGATGATCTTCTGGTTCGCGCCGTCGCGTCCGCCAAATGAGAAATTCAAATCCATTGGAGGACGCCAGCTTTCAGGCAGGGTTCCGAAATTGCCGGTGTTCCACGCGCCGGACGCCGACGACTTCCAGTCGATGCGCAACGTGACGAGCGAGCCGCGACGGTAGCCTTTGACGGTACCGTAAGTGGAGTTAATCAGCGTCAGCACTTCGGTCTGGGTTAGAGAATCCCGTTCAGGCTATTAGGGCTCGTTCCCAGAGGCGTTGCGCGTCTCTCAAAGCCGTGATATCCGGTTTGAGGTAGTACTTCGCGGTGGTTTTTATATCGCTGTGGCCGAGCATTTTCGACACGATGGCGATATCCGCTCCCGCCGCCAGAGTGTTCGTCGCCCATGAGTGGCGCAGGTTGCGTGCGGGCACATGCGGCAGATCATGCCGCTTGCAGTAGGCCTTGTATTGGCGTGCGGCTTGCGGCGGGGTGAGGGTGCCGATGAGTCGGCCCCCCTCGCGTGGCCTGAGCTCGCGCAATCGTTTGACCGCGAAGCGTGGCAACGGGAGCGTGCGGCGGGACAGTTCGGTTTTCGGCGGCACGACGGCCTCATGCCCGGCGACCCATTGCAGGCCGCGCTCCACGTGCAGGACGCCGCGCCGCAGGTCGAGGTCGCCCCATTCGAGCCCGTATCCTTCTTCGGTGCGGAGTCCGCATGAGACGGCACAGATAAGCCACGCCTCAAGCAGATGACCGTAAAAGCCCCGCAACAGCGTGCGCTGCTGGCGGATGGTCAATATTCGCGGCTCGTAATGAGGTTTGGCCGGCAGTTGGATGTCGCGTCTGGTGATGTCCACGTCCAACAGGTTCCAGCGGATAGCCCGCCTGAGTATCGCGCGTAGTACGGCCCATGCCTTGCGTGCCGCGCCCGCGCTGTCGAAACATGCGAGCCACTTGTCCACGAGCTCCACACTTATTGCGCTCATGTCCATGCCACCGAAAACCGGCATGACATGCAGACGCCAAGCGCTCTCGTAGCCGACCCACGTGCTCTCACGTAGATTCCGCGTGCAGTACGGCCAAAACCGGTTGGTCCAAAACTCTCGTAACAGCATTTTCAACCTCCGAAAACCCACACGCCGTCTGGCCTGTCCAAACGGGTGAAACGTGTGGGTTTTCCCAAAAAGAGAGGGGAACGGGATGCCCCCATTCCAACAGTTATTCGGCTCCATGGAATTCTGGTCGGCGTTGATTCTCGCTCTCATCGGTGGTGGTGGGCTTGGCGGACTGGTAGGCGCATGGTCGAGCCGGCGGAAGAACGAGGCCGATATCGACAGCATCACCGCCGACGCCGCCGACAAGGCCGTGAAAATCCTCACGGAAAGCATCATCAGCCCGCTGCGCGAGCAGGTCACTTATCAGGAGGAGCAGATCCGGCATTTGGAGGACGTGCAACGCAAGTATTTCAAGGCCGTGGCCTATGTGCGCAGCCTGTCCCATTGGCTGCAATCATTCTGCGAAGTGACGGAACCCGAGTTTCTGAAACGTCATCCCAAGCCATCGCTGCCGGACGAGCTTCGCCCGGACGTAGCCCCCGAAACAATCGAATCCAATAAGGAGGAACAGTAATGACCCAAATCCATATTTCCATTAGGAAGCCGAGGACCGGCGGCTTGGACCCGGTCACCGGCACGATGCGGTTCCGCCCGGTGCGTCGTCATTTCGACGCGGAAAAGAATCTTGTCATCGCGGCCTCGTTCGACGCGGACCTGTCCGAAAGCGGCGAGCTGACGGTTGACCTGCTGCCCACGACTAGCGCGTTTGTTTGGCAGGTCATCGAGTTGGCGGACACGCCGCAGGCGTACACGCGCTACGTCGAGGTGCCGGACTCCAAGACCAAGGTCGAATACGCGGACCTCGTGGAAGTGGACGCCGGCACGTTCGTCCCGAAGGATATGGCCGGCTCCCAACTGTTGAAGGTTCGCCACGCTTCCACCCAGTCGGAGGCGGAGACACTTTCCGCACAATACCCGGACGAGCTGGTGTTCTTCGACGAAACCGCCACGACCGCGAAGGCCGCTGCGGCCTTGAGCACGCTGGAGTCCATCACGGCCGAAGCTCAAACGAACGCCATGCTGGCGAAGAGCGCCATGCTGAGCGCCCGGTCCTCCGCGGATTCCGCGACCGCCACCCAGTCCGACCTGAGCAGTCTCGCGTCGAACGCCAGTATGGCGGCGGCTTCCGTCGCCAACGATTCGCAGACCGTGGCCGACACCGCTTCCATGGTCGCGGCGAAGGGCGAGACGGCCATCGCCGCCATCGATTCGACGGTGCGGGCGGTCAAGGACAAGGCCGAGAGCGCTTCCGCCGAACTGCCTTCCGCCGGCACCCCTGAAGGCACCACGGAGGAAACCGGCAAGGACTCCACCGGGGAAACGCCGACCGGAACCGTGTCGGAGGAGCCCGCAGCCAAGGCCGTGAAAGCCAAGGCCAAGAAGGTTACCGTGAAGGAGGCCTGACCATGCCAGCCCTATACGCCGGCAAACGTGTCGGCAAACCGTTGATGAGAGGCCACACGTACAACGCCATGTTCAACGGCAAACTCGTATGGCCCCTCGACAGGGACACGGTCGTCTCCATCAGGATCACGGACGACAAGGGCAGGACGTTGCCCAAGTCTCTAGCCGTCAACGGCACCCTGAAACTGGGAGCGAAGGCCACCTACGCGGACGGTCATGTTGGCGATCTGCTCACCACCAATGACGTGACGTTCGCGAGCAGGGACACTTCCACCGCCACGGTTTCGGGCAACACGCTCACGTGGCGGCATGGCGGAACCATATTGGTGACGGCCACGGTCAACGGTTTCACTTCCGCCGCCGTGTCCATCAGCGCGGCCTACGCGCCCGAGTCCATCAAGGTCACGGACGATTCCGGCAAACCCATCGACAACATCACCCTGCGCGTCGGCGAGAGCAAGAACCTCAAGGTGACGATCCTGCCCGATGCGGCATCGCAGGAGTTCGCGGCCAGCGCCGCCAGGCCGGATATCGCCGTGGTTGGCGACGCGAAACCGACCGGCATCACCGTGTCGCCGGAATCGTTGACATTGAGGGTGGGCGAAACCGCCAGCCTGAACGTCAACATCCTGCCGGATTACGCGCCGCAGGAGTATACGGCATCCATCAAGGATGTGAGTCTCGCATCAGTCAGACAACAGTAAGGGGCAATATCATGCCAACAACAACAGCGTTTAGGGGGGGGGGCTAGTGTCCGCGCCCTCAAGGAGGGCGACACCTCCATCACCATCACCGCAGGCAGCATCGTAAAGACCATCCCGGTCAGTGTATGGGGAAACAAATGGGTGCTGCCCACCCTGCCCGCCACGCGCAACGGAATCACGTTCACCGCGGCCGGCGACGGCATGGTACACGCGAAGGGCACAGCGACCGACTGGGCGACCATCCTCGTCACCCAGGACCTGCCGGCCGGCGAGTACACGCTCGAACACACGCTCGCCGACGGTGTCGGCCTGTTCTGCGAGCTCAAATCCACGGACGGCAGGATCGACCTGTTCTCGCATGGCACGGTCAAGGCGACGCTCCCGGCGGGCGACTACCGGATGCTCGTCAGTGTCTCGCCCGGCAAGACCGTGGACGCAACCATCACCCCAATTCTCAGGAAACTCAACTAAGGCCCCGATATTGGGGCCTTCACCATAAAAGGAGGCCCCAATATGGGCGCACTATCAATAACCGGTATCAAACCGGGGTCCACGAGTCTGAAACTGACCGCCGGCAAGATTACGAAAACCGTGCCGATTACCGTATTGTCGCGTAACCTGCTGTCCTACGGTCCCACCGAGGGCAACGGGTTGACCGCCACCGTCAACGCTGACGGTTCGCTGCACGTCACCGGTGCCGCCGCACGGCAGTGGGCGGGCTTGGTGTGGACGTTCCCATGCCCGGTACAGGGCACCGTGATATTGCGCAGCCCCACCTTTATCGCCGGGTTGTCCACCAGCGTCAAATTCCTTGACGCCAAAGGACACCGGCTAGGAGGTCAGGTCACCTCGGGCGGCAATGCCGTTGCAGTCCCTGCCGGCACCGTCAGCCTGCGCTTCGAAATCCTCTCCAGCGAGGCCACGCCCACCGCGAAGGACGGCGACCTCCGAGTCCAGCTCGAATCCGGCGACACCGCGCACGAGTGGATGCGACCCGACAACACGAGCCTTAGGGGGGGGGTGAATTAGCGAACCTGTATCCGCGTGTCACCGGACTGCCTAAGACAGTGGGTGCCGCCCCGGGGATCACGGTCACGGCACCGACACCGGGCACGTACCGTTTCAAAGGCTCCACCACGACAGGGGCCGGCTCGTGGAATAACTTGACCAGTGTGGTGCATGTGGATGCGGGAACGTACACGATGGACGCCACGGACTGGCCGCTGGGCAACAATTCATGGCTGATGGGCATACAAGCCCATATCTCCCACGACGACGGGAGCGAAAGAGCAAGTGTGTTCGAACCTGGTAACTATGGGCCGAAAACCTTGAAGGCCGGCACTCTCCAATGCAACATTTTCGTCAACACCACGGGCGAGGTCGATAAGACGTTCACTCCCCGCCTGTACAAGATCGACTGATTCTAGCCCCACACCATTCCGTGTGGGGCTTTTCCATTGACGGCCCCGAGCGGGCCGTGACAATCCTGACCCACGACCGTGGGCCACAAACAACAATCCATCCCGAGAAAGGGGAAAACATTGGTCAATAACAAGGACAAGCCGTTGTGGAAGCGTCTGCTCGCCAAGGGTACCGCGCTGGCAGCCGCCGTGTGCATGATGCTGCTCCCGGCGACCGCGCACGCGGACATGCAGGGCGTGGACATGAGCAACTGGCAGTGCGGCGCGGACGTGTACAACATGCAGGCCGATTTTATCGTGGTCGGCACCACATGGGGCACCGGGCAAGTCAACAACAACTGCTTGGTGTCCGGCGTCAACACGGACGCCAACCGCATGATCGCCCAGGCACAAGCATCCGGCAAGAAATTCGGTTTGTATCACTACGCGATGGGCGGCAACCCGGAGGCGGAAGCCCAATTCTTCTATCGCAACACGTCGAACTATTGGCGTCACGGCATCGTGGCGTTGGATTGGGAGATGGACGACAACCCCGCATGGGGCAAGTGGGATTGGGTACGCCGATTCATGGCGGAGTGCGAACGGTTGAGCGGCGGCGTGCGCCCATTGCTGTACACCGGCCCGGTCGCCGGCACCATCCCGCAGGACATCCGCAACCGGTACGGCCTGTGGATCGCACAATACGCCAACATGAGCCCGACCGGCTACCAGGCCAACCCGTGGATGATCGGCGCATACGGCGAGGCCATGCGCCAGTACTCCGGCACCGGCGTGGTCAACACGTGGAGTCCCATCGACCTCAACCTGTTCCGCGGCGACGCATGGCAGTGGGATCTGTACGCCAACCCCACCGGCTCCACAGCCCCGGCCCCGGCAACGCCCGCGCCCGTGCAGCCGAACACTCCCCCGGCCAACACCAACACGGGTGGCATCAGCCACGTCATGCAATGGGGAGAAACCATCTGGGGACTCGCCGTAGCCTATGATGCTTGGCCCCTGTCCGCGTGGCATACGCCCAGTGGTGACATCAACCGCTACTACGTGGGCGATGTCGTCACCTACGGCGGCGGCTCTACTGCCACCCCCGCACCGTCCACCGGGGTCTCCAAGGTCCTCCAGTGGGGCGACACCGTGTGGGATTTCGCCACCGCGCACGGCTACAGCGTCTCCCAGTGTTCGGTCCCCAGCGGCAACATCAACGTCTACTACGTGGGCGATGTGGTGACCTGCCGCTAACCCAAACCGATGCCGCCACCCGATTATGCGGGTGATGGCATCACCATTATTTTTACGATCGGAGCAAACATGACCGACAATCCAACCGATACACCGGCATCCACCGACATCGTGCCCGACTGGCTCATCCCCAGCCGCGTCTACGACATCCTCAAATGGCTGGGCCTCATCGTCCTGCCCGCACTCGCCCTGTTCGTCAACACGGTCGGCCCCGCATGGGGCTGGCCTCACGTGGACGCGATAGTTATCACGCTCAACGCGCTCGGCATCCTCGCCGGCGCGCTCATCGGCGTCAGCGCCATCAAACAACGCCTCGACCGCGCCGCATGACCACACATAGTTCGGCCCCGCCCGGCATCGCAGACAGCTCGCACAGAGCTTGACTGCTGCCGGACGGGGCCGATTTCGCGTTGTGGCAGAGGGCTTCGCGGGCTCGATTTCTGCCCACATTTTGCCCACATTTTCCGTAAAAACAGGTTAAAAACCGTTAAAACTGGTTAAAACGAAAAAGCCGCTCAGCCCTACTCCCGCAAGGCAAAGCGGCCATTTTCCAACCCGTTCTCAGCTCAGCGCGTCCTTCAACAAACAGAAGAAGCACCATCCGCGCCAGCCGGGACATCCGAATCACAACCCGCACCCATCCAACAGCAACCATCAACCAACACCACTCGCCCAGCGCCAGACACTCCCGTCACCCCTCAGCCCACACCTCGACCGTCTCCCTCAGCCCCATCATGGGACGTGCCAAGCACCGACTCACCCTCAACTTTTCCTGACACTTTATGAGGGGAAGATGACGTTGATGTCATCTGAAACTTACATGGACATCTAAAAATAGGGCGTTTTTTGACGTTTTTCATTGATTGATGTAAGTTTTGGCGTGCCAAAACTTACATCAATCAAAATCCACGGCTTTTCTGATGACGGATAATGGCACTGGAGCTGTGTCTTCGATAAGGTCAATATCGAGCGTTTGATCGCCGCAGGATTCGGAGTCGCATACAACCCGGTACGCATGGCCGGCAAGTAGTCGCAGCGAATAAATACCACCGCCCCTCCCCCAGCAGTAACGCTGGACGGAGGGGCGGTTTTCGCGTATTTACGCTTTCATGGGCGGAAGATTGAAATACAATCGGGCGATTCGCTCAGCTTCGCGGTTCTCCCTCTCATTACCAAGCAACAGAAGCCAGATGGCATTCTTCCCCGCTAGAGGAATCGGAGCCTTTAGCTGCTTTATACAGCCCTGCTCTTGTAAAAACTTTGCACCACGGCTCAGTCGGTTTCGCGCTGTCCGTGTGCGGGCCATTGTTGTTTCTGCGGCAGTGTCTAAATCATGTTCCTTGGAGGCGATGACCATGCCCATACCCTCTATCATCTTGTCCCAACCCTCCCAATAACACCAGTAGGCACGGTTTTGATATACGACGGCGTTCACATCCTCTTTGTCGATTACCTTCGAGGCCATGTAGGTCATCATCGACAAAGCCAGTAGGTCTAGCGTCTGCTTGCCGTTTTCATCAGTCTTGGAGAATTTGCCTTGGCTTGCGAGAGCATATACGCGATCTACATTGCGGTAGCCCATCTGTTCCGTCAT